AAACATATGTCATCATACCGTTCTTTCATTACTGGTATTAAGATTGACGACTTTGGAAATGCTAAATCCCAGTTTTGGGATGGTTCACCTGGTGATTGGATCATCAAATTGTGTAACAATATTCGAGAAACCGCTGTTATGGCAGATTTACCCAACAAAGGCAAAATTTCACTTGAACCTGCTGGCGTCGCTATAACTTCGAATATCGATCACTTGCATGCTAACGCTATCTCCAACAACCCGATGTCTATCTTACGACGTCCTAACTGTCATTGTGAAGCCAAAGTGAAAGCCCCCTTCATGACCGACAACATGCTGGATGAAGATAAGGTCATCGCTCATTTTGGCAGCCTGAATCAAATTAATGACATTTGGCTCATTTCTATAAAGAAGCCAATTGGAGGTGGACACAAAAAACAAGAACATGCAGGTTGGGAATACATCAAGGAAGATATTGACATTTTCGAATTTCTAAACTACGTCGCCGAAAAAGTCGCCAAGCATGTTGCCAATCAAGGCACCATCGTTGATGCTTTTAAAGAGCCCTCAACTCTTATCAACCTGTGCCCTGATTGTAACAAACTCCAGGAAACCTGCTCCTGTGCACTTACCCCACACTATGGTGAGCGCATTGCTCAAGTTCTCCACACAAAGGCGTCTGAAGTTAATATGTCTTTCAAGAAGAACAGGTGCAATCTCGAAACAAAAGTTGAAGACCTAGCGGTTGATTCCTTATTAGAAGGATACCGCTGGTTCGAGGAGTCTCCCTACTCCAGGTGGTCCTCATGGGTTCCTGAATCTATGATGGACAACAATTACGTTCGTTCTCTTATCCTTTGGTCTGGTAGGGATATTATAGGCCAAAGTGTCAGAACCTACTGGCACAATTTCGCACTAGCCTCATTCTGCGGGACTTACCTAATGTCTCGCATTGATCATGGTTTTATCATACCTTCTGCTTTGTTCTGTCTTGGCCAATCTTTAGTGGTTGGTTCTGCTGTGATTGAAGCAAAGAAGAACGCCTATCTTGATGAACTCGTCGACAACCGTGCGTGTCTCAACAAGACTTTCATCTCAGCTCGCGACAAGCACGTACAATACGCTTGTGGTGCTTTTGCTGGGCTGGCTGTTTTGTACAGCGCCGTGAAAGTGGTAAAAGCCCTACGTGCTTCCCTTTCTATCCAAGGTTCTTTATCTCCTGTTAACGTGGCAGATCTTAAAGAACGTGACACTACTGATAACACTTGGATTACAGGCAAACCTACTCACCTCTCAACCCCTGGTGCCCCTGTCACCCTCGAACAAGCTG